GACCAAACTATCTATGGGTTTCAAGGTGCTGATGCTAATTGTTTTATGGCACAAGAAGGTGAGAGAGATGACCAAGAGATATCTCGTAGGGTTCCTAAATCTGTGCATCGAGAAGCAATCAAAATATTAAATCAATTAACTACTAGGATAGATAAGAAATGGGTACCAAGAGATGCAGAAGGTAATGTTTATAAAAATTATACATTAGATGAGATTGATTTTTCTGCAGGTAATTGGATGATACTAGCTAGAACAAATAAACTTCTTATAAATATATCAGAGCATTTTTATTCTTTAGGTATTAGATTTAAATCTAAAACAAATACTAGACTACCTAACTCTGTTGTTGAAGCATACCAAGTTTGGGTGAGGTTAAATCAAGGAGCATTTGTATCTGGAGAAGAGGCACAAACAGTCTATCAATATTTACTGGTTAAGAAGGGGCATGTAGCGAGAGGCTTTTCTGATGGTAAAAGTTTACAGAATGAAAAAAGTGTTGATCTAATTAAATTAAAACAAAACCATGGTTTATTAATAGAAGGTGATTGGCAACAATTAAATATACCAGAGCAGTATAAAGAATACATGCAAACCTTGCTAGAACGTGGTGATGATTTAATGAAGAAACCAAATATAGAACTACTTACATTACATGGATCTAAAGGTAAGGAATGCGAAAACGTTTGTTTGTTTCCAGACTATGGCACAGAAGGACAAGATGAATTTATATATCGTGGTGCATATGAAGATCCTGATCCAGAACATAGGTTATTTTTTGTAGGCACAACTAGAGCAAAAGAAAATTTATATCTGATGCAGCCTACGTCAGATTATTATTACACAATAGGAGAACCCATAGTATGAACCCAGCAGCAGCGGATTTATTTTTTTTATTAATGTTAACTTTTTATTTTGCAAATAGAATATTTATAGGAGGAGTAATATGAAAACATATGACAAACAAATAGGTGGAAACCATTACCAAAAATATAAAATACAGCCAAGCAAGTTTGTAATAGAGAACGAATTGCTTTACCCGGAAGGGTGTGCTATAAAGTACATCATAAGACATAGAGACAAAGGAAAGAAACAAGACTTAGAAAAAGCAATACACTTTATAGAAATGATAATCGAAAGGGATTACAAATAATGTTTGAAGCACCTACTGAATGGATAAGTCCAGAGTCATTCCCTGATTTAAAAGACCACAAATATATAGCAATTGACTTAGAAACAAGGGATCCAAATTTAAAATCACGAGGTTCTGGAGCATTAGTTGGTGATGGAGAAATTGTAGGGATAGCTGTAGCTGTAGAAGGTTGGTCTGGATATTATTCTTTTGGACATGCAGAAGGTAATTTTTTTGACAAAGCAGCTGTAATGGGTTGGATAAAAGAAGTGTGTGCTTTACCAAATGTAAAATTATTTCACAACGCAATGTATGACGTGTGTTGGTTAAGAGCATACGGTGTACAAATCAATGGCCACATTGTTGATACAATGGTCATGGCATCATTAATAGATGAGAATAGATTTCATTACTCATTAAATAGTTTATCAATAGATTATCTTGGACAAGTTAAAGATGAAACATCACTACGTGCTGCAGCAGACAAAGCAGGCATAGATGCCAAAGCAGAGATGTGGAAATTACCTGCAATGTATGTTGGAAAATATGCTGAAAAAGATGCTGAGTTAACATTATCTTTGTTTAAAAAATTATCAGTTGAGATTAAAAAACAAGAACTTACAAAAGTATTTGATCTTGAGACACAATTGTTTCCGTGTCTTATAGATATGAAATTTAAAGGCGTTCGTGTGGACGTTCAAAAAGCTCATACAATAAAGAAACAGCTAGCATCACAAGAAGAAAGCTTACTCCTAGAAGTAAAAAAAGACACAGGAATAGAACCTCAGATATGGGCAGCAAGAAGTATTGCAAAAGTTTTTGATAAACTTGGTTTAAGTTATGTAAGAACTGCAAAAACACAGGCACCTTCTTTCACTAAAAATTTTCTTCAAGAACATAAAAATCCAATCGTTAATAAGATAGCAAAAGCTAGAGAGATTAACAAGGCCCATACTACATTTATTGATACAATTATTAAACACCAACATAAAGGTAGAATACATGCGGATATAAACCCTATTAGAGGCGATAGTGGAGGCACTGTAACAGGTAGATTCTCATACTCTAATCCTAATCTCCAACAGATTCCAGCGAGGAACAAGCAGATAGGACCTATGATTAGATCGTTATTTCTTCCAGAAGAAAACCATACTTGGGGTTGTTTTGATTACTCTCAACAAGAACCAAGATTAGTAGTTCACTACGCAGCCACAAAGTTTAAAGGTGATGAAGAAGTTACAGATATTGTAGAGAAGTTTCAAAACAATTCTGTAGATTTCCACCAAGCTGTTGCAAACATGGCAAACATATCTAGAACAGAAGCTAAAACAATTAACCTTGGATTGTTTTATGGTATGGGTAAAGCTAAACTACAAGCAGAGTTAGGTATATCTACAAAAGATGAAGCATCAAAATTATTTAATAAATACCACGATAGTGTACCTTTTGTAAAAGATTTATCTGATGCAATATCTAGAGATGGAGCAGCTTTTGGTTACATAAAAACTTTTGGCGGTAGAAGATGTAGATTTAATAAATGGGAAATTGCAGAATGGAACGCAGGTAAACTTGTGCCACCTACAAGTAAAGCAGATGCAGAAGCTGCGTATTTTAAAAAATATCCAAAAGCAACTACAGCTAATATTAGAAGGGCTATGACTTACAAAGCATTAAATAAATTAATACAGGGATCAGCAGCAGATATGACTAAACAAGCTATGCTAGATTTATATAGAGAAGGCATTGTACCACACATACAAATACACGATGAATTGGACATTTCTGTAAAATCACCAGAGCAAGCTAAGAAAATTATTGAGATTATGGAGAATGCTGTTACATTAAAGATCCCCAATAAAGTTGATTATGAACATGGAAATAGTTGGGGAGAAATAAAAGGATAATTATTATGGCTTACTTAAACGCAAACATACCAGCAACCTACGCACAAATAAGGAGAGAGTATTTATATGACTGTAAAAAACATCACGGAGAAGTTGAGGACTGCATTATCTTTGGGATCACATGCATGGGTGGTAGGGCTATTTTATGGCATGCTATCATGGAAAACGGCGCAATATTTTATCGCTTACCAATTACGGCTTTTATTCAACGTGGTTTTAAACCGGAAGCTGTTCCAACCAAAAGACTTGATGAACTTCAGCTTTGGAATAGTTTTAGCTATTATCCTGCTGTTATTGTATTTGATCTTTTAAGTGCAGCATCAGGTAAATACATAGGTAAAGATAAGAAATGGCATCACGGTAAATACTTATTTACTATTGACTTTGCTCATCCAGAGACTAATATACTTGATACCGATCATTCGGAAATACCGCACGAACATAAGTGCGCTCACATAATTGCGTTGGAAGACGGCAACTATGCGGCTCAGCCAAACAATAGAATAATTTGGGATCTACCTTCGTTTACAGTTAAGGACAATATTCCTGACTGGAAAGTTCAAACAAATGAATGGAATGTAGAGGACTCAGGCAACTGGAAAACAGAAGATACTGATAAGTTCTTCTATGAGATTGAGGAAAAAAAACATGATTGATAAAATAATTGATAAAATTAAATTGATTTATATAAGCTCTAATAAAACAATTTTTACTTACAGATGTTGTGTAATTGCAGCGATAGCAATATTATATTTAAAGTAATGGAAGGTCTACGCATGGATTACAGATTTACAGCTCTGTTAATATTTATGCTAACCTTGTTAGCCCTATTTGGTGGACCAGCACATTCAGCAGAAACACAAAGCAACGTAAGTGGATCTAACACATCAATTGAAGGTGGTTATACTGGAGGAGCAACAACATATCAGTCGGGATCATCATCAAACAGTACAACTAATTCAACATCTAATTCTAATATAAAATCAGCACCACCAACAGCATCATCTCCATCTTATAATTCTATGACACAAGACGTGTGTGCAGTAGGTGG